CGTGATATGCTCGATGAAGCGGGTCGTTTTGCGATGGAACTCAAACCTGAAGCTATGGCGTTATTGGAGAAGGCATTGTCTAAAAGTAAGGGTATGCGTGTCACACGAGACCAAATGACAGATTTAATGGATATGAAAAAGGGTGGTTCAATTCTTACGGAAGTTGGAAAGATTGTTGCGCCTATGGTTGCAGAGAAACTCATGGAAATGGGAATTACCAAAGCTGGAATGGGAACGCCTATCGAGGACCAAGCCTTCACTATTGGAGATGTGATTAGAACTGGAAAGCGTGTTTTTGGCGGAAAATTGAAGAAAGGTACAACTGTCATGGGTTTAGCAAAGCATGGAAGGGGAACGCCGATCGAGGACCAAGCCTTCACTATCGGCGATGTGATTAGAACTGGAAAGCGTATGTTTGGTGGTAAATTCACGAAGAAACAACTGACTCAAATTATTCTGGATAAAAACAAAGTGATTGGTGATTTGGAACAGACCGCATACGGAAAGGGTCTTTTTGCTGGTGGTGGTTTAACTGAAGACACTTTTATTCAAAATGCAGACCCGATAGTAACTCCATTCAAAGAAACATCAAACCCTTATTACTAAATATATCAATAATATATGGATTATACAACAAGCTCAACTGATTTGGAGAGAACCGCTCAAATACTTAAATTACCTTTAGTAGGTGTGTTTAGTAAAGATACATTACCAGATCGTTGTTATGTGGGTTCATATATTATTAACATGGAAAATAGAGATGTAGGAAATGGAACACATTGGGTATTACTCAAAATATTTCCAACCAAAGAAGTCATCTATTTTGACAGCTTTGGTATGTCTGTTCCCCCGCTCGTTAAAGAATTTGTAAAAGGTAAAATAGCGACATCGAACAGACAGATCCAAGATATTGATGCGACTACCTGTGGTTATTACTGTATTATGTGTGATGATTATATGACACATCAAAATCAAAGAAGACCTATTTATGAACGGTTCGACGACTTCTTAAATATTTTCAAAGCAGATACAAAAAAGAATGACGAAATTTTGTTAGACTACCTACATCAAATGGGAGTAAAAATCTAAACATATTATATACATGGAAGGAAAAGGATTAAGTGAAAACACTGTCAAACTCTATAATGCAAATCTCAAACGACTCAACAACGGAGAACTACCAACCAACCCCGCATTTCTTAAGGATACTCAAGCTGTGATGCAGAAGATAGAAAAATACTCGCAAAACACTAAAAAATCCTATTTTATCACGATTGTATCCTATCTCAAGGACAAGAAAATTCCAAAGAAAGTAAGTAAATTCTATATGGATAAGATGGACGAACTCAACAAGTCCTTTCGTGAAAATAGTGGCCAAAAGACTGAAACTCAAAAAGCGCTGTGGATCAGTTGGGCTGATGTGATGGAACACTACAATAAACTAAATCCAGCATCTCTCGAACATATGGTATTAGCACTGTTTGTATTACAACCACCAAGACGGTCAAAGGATTATTTTTTAATGAAGATAGTACCGGAGTATAATGATTCTATGGATAAAGAGTTTAATTATTTAGATTGGAAGTCTATGAAGATGTATTTTAATAATTACAAAACAAAAGGCGCATACGGAACACAATCTATCGATGTATCCCCTGAATTACAGGAAGTTCTGCATAATCATTTTCCACTCAAAAAGAAATTTACGCCATTCTTTCTTCTAACCAAGAATGGAGAACGATTACCTGAAAATGGTATTACTCGTATCTTAAATAAAGTCTTTGGTAAAAAGATTTCTGTATCTATGCTTCGTAATATATTTTTGAGCGATAAGTATGGGGAACAACAGAAAGAAATGGAAGAGGACGCTATTGTCATGGGTACATCTAAAAATATTATAAGTAACGTCTATACGAAAACAGATTAAAGACAATACCAACGAGCAAAGAAGAAAGAAATAACTGAGACAAATTACAGGAGAATTATGCCGATGTAATAATCTTTTTATATTATATTCAAAATGGTATATAATCATCTACATATTTATATAAATCGGTATATAATCATCTACATAATCATATAAATGTGTAGTTATTTTAAAATAATTGTAGTCTAATATGAATATCATTTACATTATATACCGTTTTATATAAATATGTAGATGATTATATACCATTTACATAAATATGTATTAGATTAATACAAAGCATATTAATTATGTATAAATTCATGACAGTCTGGATAGTCCATATGACCTTCAGCTATGATCTCTAACGATGGATTACCAGAATGAAAATCACGAGGAATAATAAAGGTTCTTACGCCTTTATAAAAGAGTTCTCCATGATTTACAGTAATATCTTCTAACTTCCATTCTGCAGGGATAATATAGTATGTTTCAGGCGCAGGGTAGGTTACATGTAAAAAAGACTTTCCTTGTATTGGATTAAGCGACATTTATATAACAATAGATTTTAGGGGGGTCGGCTACGAGGGACGAAGTCCCGAGACTGTAACTCAAAACCATTCATCAGCATATACCCAGAACCAGTCGTCCATACTATTAAAATATAATTTTAGATCCATTAGGGACTTTTATATCGAACTTATCTAAATATTGAATCAAATTATCTCCTATATCTTTACTATCTCCCCATAGAATAATGGCTGATGCTGAACCTGGATTGATTTTAGTCCAGTCTTCTTTAGAATGACGAGACAAATAATTCTTTCTTTTGGTTTCATCTCCATGATCGATATAGGTTGAACCTGTTTTTAATCCAAAGTCTATAATTAGTTTAGGGTCTGCAAATACCATTCTGTACCGTTTGCCTTTTCTTGAAGAAGGATAAAATCCTAATAGTATCGGCATTTTATTAAATTAGAGAGATATTTTTATCTCCTGTAAGTATAAGATGAACAAAAAACAAATAAATGCTATGTTTGATTTATTTAAGGAAGAATTTGCTGAGCCTATTGTATGCGATGCGCCTAAATGCGACCATAATTTTATGATGGACGATGGAATCTATATATGCGGTCATTGTTCTGTCATAGAGTATGGTATTACTGAACCGTTTATCGAATGGAAGGATAGACCAATCCCACCTTCTAGTCCTTATGAAAAACAGACACATTTTAAGGAAAAACTTGATGAACTTTCTTGTGCAAATAGTCTATGCATACCCGAAGAAGTGATGAAGCTGTGCGTAGATAATCATCAGGAAGAAATCAAACTTACTTTACAGAAACATAAACTCAAAAAATATTATTCTTGTGTTTATTTAATTATGAGACAAAAAGGAATCAAAGTCCCTACTCTATTACAAAATGAAAAAGATAGATTGATTAATTTGTTTAAACAGATTGAAACGGTGTACAATCGGATTAAACGGAAACAGAACATGGTCTCATACCATTTTTTACTTTCAAGAATGTTACCTATGATTGGAAGACACGATTTAGTCCCTTTCTTGTTTGTGCTTCATTCTAAACGTAAACTTAAAGAGTACTCCATTATGTGGGATAAAATACTCATGTTACTGTAGCTCCATTAATGACCTTAAACCTTCCTTACGGGACAAGTGACCTGTTTCAACAAAATAAATAATAAGAGAACGCAGTTCATGGATCACTGCGGGAGCATTATTACCAGCTAGGTAACTTCCTTTGACCACTTCAAATCGTTTGATCTTTTTCTGTTCTTCGTCCGTTGGCGTTATCTCTTTGATTCCAAAGCTACGACCTACTCCTGATTTGACGAGAAGAACCTCAGCAGACCGTTGCTCCTCTGGGTCAAGTTCTTTTAAAAGACGTTTGTCGAGTTTCTTTGTTGAGATTAAAGTCGTTAATAGTTCATGGAAGGCATCACTGATAGGAATCATCTTTTTAAACACAGGGACTGCTGTGCCCGATTGATAGCGAACTGAGAGAAGCTGCTTCTCATCCAACAGACGACCGTTAATCCTGTATCGACCCAGTTCAATCCATCGTGGGGTTTGTTCTTTGCAGGTGGAAGCGATGCCTTTTCCTGACTTTGGTCGTCCTGGTTTGCGTTTCATACCCTTACCTTCTTTTTCTTTTAGTTCAAACGCAGATTTAATTTGTTTGTCATAAGTTATTAAACGAGCATATAAACTCTGTCTATTAGCTACGCCTTCCTCTTTTGGTTTTGAATAAAAACTAATAGGGTTGGGTTTTCCTATGTCTCTATTATAGAATATTTGGGTTTTTAGTTGTTCTGGTAATGCGTCTGTTTGTTTCAATAAAGTAATGTACCGCATTTGTTTCCCTACTACCCCTACCTCTTCCCTATCAAAATCAGCTGGACTCATATAATCCCTTTGATCTATTGGACGGGCATCTGCAACATCTCCTTTTGCCTCTCCTTCGACTGCTGTCGCTACAATAAGTCCTTTTTTGGCTTTTGATTTTGGTTTTGGTTCTGGTTCTTCGGCGGGCGTTCCCGTCGGTGCTGGTTCTGGTTCATCTTCTAATTGAGATTTGGCAAATGATAATGGGTCATTCATGTAATCGACCATTTCCTTAGCGCTTTGTTTCTGTGCTTCAGTCATATTTCTATAAAGTGGAACAGTTGCAGAGTAAAAGGATTGATTACTACTCTGTTGCGTTGCTTTTTTCCATTCATTCGGGTCTGTTTCAACCCCCCTAAAAGCATCACTTAAGGCTTCAACTGTCCTTTGTTTTTCTTTATCAGATAGAGATCTAATTCTTTCAATTCGTCGTTTATCAGGGACAAGATTTAGAAGATAGACTAACTCTTTCGCTGCTGGTGTATCCACTTTACTCATTCGGTCTAATGATTTCTTTGCTTCATCTCTCCACTCAAAAAGAGATTCGAGTTCCTCTATTTCATTCACAGACGATTGAGTCCCTACTGGAGTCGATAAACCCTTTTGATCCATGATTGTACCTATATATCTATTCAAATAATTCTTAAAAAAGAACTCGTCCATCTGTTTTGTATTTGCCTTTTTAGTAAGTTCTGCTTTCATATCTTTCCAGTATAGATTTAAAAATTGATAGGTTGAATCATCTAAAAGAGGCATGAACCTATCTACCTGTTCTGCTGTGAATATTTGACTCAAATTATCAAACGCAGTCTGTCTTCGTTGGTTTGCATCTCCAATGCGTTCTGCAAGATCTTTTTCCTGTTCGGGTGTTTCAACAATTCCAAACTTTTGATTTTGTCGTATTTTTGCGATACGATTATCATTTGCTATTTCCAATCTCAATTGGTCTTTTTGAGCTATAACTGCCCGGGCATAATCGCCTGGTCGTCGAAGATTACGAATTAGCATA